ATAGTAGAGAAGATTACGCCTGAGCGTAATATCGAGATATAAACGCTTGACCACCATGGGGTGGCTCCTAGTGGCGTATACTAGGATGTGTGCACTAATTACCAAGGTAACTAATACGTGTACATGGAATAGATAATTTCCTCGTACGGTAGGTAGGGTCGCCCACCATGATAGGCGACATATTGCTTGAGCTCTGGGACGCGTGCCACGATCGCCATGATCAAATTCTGCGAATTCTCGTAGAAGGCGCGCCCATGCTGGGCAGATTCATACAAGAACGTGGTCATGGCCGCAGCCTCAGTCTCAAATTTTGTGGTGCTCGGACTCTTCTGAGCAAATATCAACATCTTTGCAAGGGACGCAACCTCAAGCGGCGCCCTAACAAATTCTGAGCACGGGTCATCCGGTTCTGGCTTAACGAAAAACCTCTTGAGAAAAGTTTCCGCTGCAATGTTCGAGAAGCTGATGCGGTCTGCACTCTTGTCAGCTCTGGTGTACTTAATACCCAGCATGTGAAGTGCATCCATCAAGGACGAGTGGTCAAAGAAGTCGCAAGTCTCAGAAACGGAACCGATGTTGTCATCACCATAAGTCATGAGGGCAACGTGACTCTTGAAATCGCGTGCTGCCTCATAGTACGTGTCATAAGGCACTTCATTGGTCTTGATGTTGAACAGAACCTTCAACTCCGACACCTCATGGGGTGTAAGATCTTGAATCTTGAGAAGAAACTCACGCAACTCTACGCGTGGGTGGTTGAGCACGTACCCAGCCCTAACGGTAATAGAATTGCAGATGCCGTTAATAATGACAGTCAGCGGATTACCGGAAGGATTGAAACTTGTGAGGAGGGCAGTGCCAAATAGGCTGAGCACGGGGTTGTTCAGGTCTGACAGAACACCACGAAGGCGGTTCCTGTCAACATCGTTGTACAAGGGGGACATGATGGACCAGATAACCGACAGTGCGAATTGTAGGTTTGCACCAACAACCACACCCTTGTCGTAATCGGCATAATCACCTGCCAATATGCGGTCCTCACCAAACTTGGTGATGTAATTGTACAGGCCAGTCCACTGGCCGCCCTGGGCTGCAATACCGGGGGCACCCTCAAACTGCTCCCTGTTCATCTGGTACAACTGACCAAACCTGAGTGTGTACATGCGCACAACCAGAGTGAAAGCAATCGGACTAGCGAAGATCAGTCGGAGCTTGCCGGCACTCCGCTTGGCCTCACTCATGGGTTCATCCTTAGGGTTGGCATCAAAGATCGGCCCAGCACGGACACCACGGACATAACAGGAGAGAATGTACTCAACGTCCTCCTTAATACCATCACAGAATCCCCAAGCATGTGGGTACTCCGAATCAGGCGCAGGCGGAACCTCATGTGCAAGCCTAGTCTTGGGACCGGGATTCCCGAATCCAGCACTGGTCTTCATGTTCACAGCGTCGATGTACTCCTCACCATACACGCCATTAATTGCTTCATGCATAGTCAGTGGCTCGATGGATTTGGGAAGTACACCAGAATCGACTATGTCCTGATAATAAGAGGAAGCACAGGCCGAAAGAAGGCTGCTGCATTGGGATGTTTGATCTATAGATGAAAGGCCGCGAACAAATTGCGCATCTGGTGCCCAAGTAGGGAAGTCAACAGGCAACACTTTGCTCGTGTGGAAGCCATACTGGTTGATCAAGTCTTCATAATCCACACGATAAAACTTGGTGACAAATTTCCTCCTGAAGATGTTGGTAATGTTACCCATACACAGGGATAGTGGGTCGATTTCGGGACGACCAGTCCCTGGCAACACAGACCCAAGGTGGCACATCGCGGAACGCGGATGTGTCTCCTCAAAGATCAGTGATGTGCCGGTGGTGTGTGACTGCACCTCAGCCATATCGTGCAAGTCAGTGGGGACGAATCCCAACGTGGCCTTGCCATTGTGCTTCGCAGTCATCATGTCTAGGTCCTCTGATGTAATGAGGGGACCATAAGCGGAATCGTGACCATATTTGAGCATGTGCATGCCAACAATCGTGGGTGCGGCGTTGCCCCCAATGAGCTGGACATACAAAGCTCCACAGTCACCTGGGAGAGTGGGGTCTGCGGGAACGCCACCGATGAAGTTGGCAACGTCCCTAACAGAAGCGGTTTTTCCTGTCCTACGCAGAATGTCAGTGACCGCTCCCTCAACGGAAATGTATGGAATGAGTATCTTCACAATGGAGTAGATGCCGTTGGTGTCCTTGCGTCTGGACAACATGTACCCAGGCCCGGTGCCTCTGTGACCAGGCCTAGCAAAAAACTTGTTCAGTTTACTAGACTCACCAAAGTGCGCCCTGAAAATTGCAGCGTCAAACTCAGGAAACCTGGTGATCTCATCTTGGGACAACATGATCTTGCAACTGGCATCGCCCGCATAACTGGTTCTGGATAAGCTGACCATAACAGCACCAACGGTAGGGACAGCGTGGTTGGAAACCAAGAAAAGGCCATTAGCCAATTTGATCACATTGTTAATGATGGCTTTGCCGTCTGGGTTTGAACAGGTCAAAAACGAACCGTAATAGGTGGCCCTCCCAACAGCATTGGTCAGATCCTTGTCAAGTGTGCCAGTCATGGACTGTGAAGCCGTTGGTGGAAGACCATCACGACCCTTACCGTATGGCTGGCGGTAATAGGGGCCAACTTTGACATTGTTGGCAACACCATTCAAAGTCGTCGAGTGTGGGGTCCTACTGATTGGGATATCTGCGACGTTCACCCCACAGTCGGAGCTAACGCCAGTTTGGGTTTGGGTCACTATGGACATTGCCGAATACCAATTCCAGACCACGCGAACCACGCAGAGGATGA